GTCAATATACTTCGGCAGCACCTGCGCAATTAGCGCAAGTGTTTTTGTTCTTCTTGTGCTTCGATTACTGCTTTAATGTTCGCCATTATGATGTTATATTCACCGGGTGTAAGTTTTTTACCGGTTAATTCAGGAACAACGATTTGCATAAATTCGCGTATTTTTTTCATTGCATATTCTTTGTCATGAGGTTCTTTTTTCATAGCTGCAATAGCTTTTTGAAATGCTTTCTCGGCTTCTTTTTCATCATAAGTATGTGGGTTTGGATCATCAGTGCGACCTAATAGGTAATCAATACTTACATTAAAATAGTCTGCAATTTTTTTTATTGCAGTCATTTCTGGTTCGTAAATATCTGATTCCCATTTAGAAATTGTCGTGTTGTCAACTTCTAAAACTTTGGCCAAATCCATTTGTGTTATTCTTTTTTCTCTCCGAAGTTGTTTAAGCTTTTTACCAAATGACACCTTGATTCACCGCCACCGCTATATTTTTGCCTTTTCATCAAATATGATCATACCACTTTATACAAATCATCAAAAATAATTTGATCAAAAAGCAAAAAAGGTGTTGACATTTGATTATTCCTCAAATATAATAAAAGTAAGATGTTGAGGAAACATCAAATGAGGGGAGGAGCTATTTTGACACGAATTTCCATTAATTTAAACGCACTATCAAATTATAGAACCAAAAAAAAGATTACAATGCGAGAAATGGCTGACGCAATGGGTCTTAAAACGCCTGGGGGATATGCCCGTATAGAGTCGGGAGAAGTAAAATTAAAAGCTGAACATCTCCCTATAATAGCTACTCAATTAGAATTAACGGTTGATCAATTAGTCCATCTTCTTTTTTATAACGGGGTTGATGAAACCTCAAATAAAAGCACTGCTTAAATTAGTTGACCAAATGACAATACCACAATATTTAAAAAACTGCCATGAAAAAAATTGCAGTGGGGAGTGAGAACATGGAAAAGATTCGATTGCCAGAGGAAATCAGAAAAAAAGCAATAAAAATCATCGCTGAAGCATTGATGGAAGCCAAAATGGAGGAAATGAAAAAACAGGCAGTTGGGGAGTAACTCCGACAAGCCATGAAAGGAGGTGAAATCTATGGGTGAAAAAGTGATCCTCCCAAATGGCTGGGAAGTTGAAATTATCGATGATCAGAAAGAAAAACCCGTCGAGACGACGGGTAAAAACAGCCGATAAAACAAATACTCTTGGCCTCCATCGTACCATAATCGGGGCGGTGGAGGCAACGGGGACAAGAAAAACAAGGGGGATCGATTTAATATGCGGACAAGCGAGGATATCAAGGAGATCACAAAGGCGCTTGTAGCTTTCCACTCAGAAGTAGGTCGAATCACGAAGGACGGGACAAATCCCCATCTTAAAAATAGATACGCAACCATAGATCAAATTATAGAAGAGATTCGCCCTGTACTTGCTTCCCATGGGCTGTTCGTGATGCAGTTGCCCAGCAACAGCGAGGCAGGGGAGATCCAGATGGTGACCCGTCTATACCATGTGTCAGGCCAGTGGATGGAGTCACCATCTCTAAAAATCAAAGTTGATCGAAACAATGCGCAAGGGATCGGTTCTGCGATCACATATGCTCGGAGATACTCCTTAACATCCTTCCTGGGCCTTAACACTGGCGAAGACGACGACGGCCACGCAGCGAGCGGCGGTGGTGGACAAGCTCCAAAGCGGGAGCACCAAGCTAAGCAGCAGATGAAGAAGCCAGCTCAACCACAGCAACCACGGATGGAAGCAGAAGCACAGCAGGAACAGAAGCAACAACCAAACGACCTAGTAGTAAAGAAGCAAAAAGAAATCATCGAGAAAGCACGGGATAAGGGAATGGACAACGACCAAATCAGAAAGCTGTTTCGAGTGGCACTAAAACGGAACACTTACAACGATATGACGGCAGAAGAAGCAAACAACCTTTTAGAATTTGTTTCCACAGCAGAGTTCATCGACCTAATAGAAATGATCGACGAAAAGGCCACTCAAAAGCAGATCAGCGCGATCCACGCTATCTCTTCTGAAAACAAGATAAGCGAGACGGAAAGGCGCCAGATCATACAAACAATCACGAATGGAAGAACGAATAGCAGCAAGGATCTTTCACGCGAAGAAGCTAGCAAAGTGATAGAGAGACTGAAGCAGAAGGCGGAAGCAAAGCAAGCATTAATGGACACCCTTGGAGAGCTTAAGCAAGCCCAATAAGGAGGGTTATTAGAATGAGATACAAAGTGAGATATGAATTTGAGGGAACCCGGGGGCGGATGAATTACCTCCGCCCGGGGGATGTTTTAGAAATCGTTGGTCGCAAACCCATAGAAACTAAGATTCTATGGGTAGTAAATCGAAATGAGGATACCATCTATGGAACAGATAGTCAAGGGATAATTTACGCTCGAGAACTAGAGCGAATCAGATAGATAGGGGCGGCAACGCCCCTTACATAGAGGAGGGGTGCTGGATGAAAATGCATGAAAAACTGAACGCTATTGAAGATAGATATCATCGAGATTTAAATAAAACCTTGGTTAGAGTGTTTACAAAAGCAATCTTAAAAGCGCGCGCAGAAGGAGATAGGGAATCATTCCGTTTATACAACTATTACTTAAATGAGGTGCGGAACTATGGCAGTAAATCAATTGGTGATTGATACAACACCATTCATCGAGTTTTATAGAAAATCAGATAGATTTTTCCGCGCTCATTTTATAGAAGCGCTCACTCTTGCAGCAAGGCAAGAGGCGGAGCGCTATCAGTTAAGGGAATTAATGAAAAAGAGGATACAACAGAACGAGTTGGGCATCAGTGCCCAACTCGACCCAAAACAGTTAAACGGATTTCTCTATCATTGCGGCCTTATTGACATGTCCGTTGCTCTAACAGTATTGGATGAAGTATTTGACTATAGAGTTGGAGCAACGGAAGAATACGAAGAAGAAGACCCCATACCAATGTTGAACACCGCCCAAATGGTTAACCAGCCACCAGTAAGGTGGTTGGTAGAAAAATTAATACCAGAGGACAGTTTCACTTTGATTGCAGGTGAGTATGGAGCCGGAAAGTCGTTTGTAATGCTAGACGTTGCTTTCCATGTTGCATTAGGTGTTTCATGGCATGGGAACAAGGTAGAACAAGGATCTGTTATTTACTTAGCTTCTGAAGGCTCAAGAGGCCTTCAAAAGCGAATGGAAGCATGGATGATTAAACGCGAACTAGACATTGATGAACCAATTCCATTATACACTATTCCGCAAGCAATTGATCTTACTAATCCATTTATTTTTAAGAAACTTTTAAATAAGATCCCTCAAGATACTAAGTTGATGATTATTGATACACTTCATACTTTCATGGACGGGGACGAGAATTCAGCTCAGGATGTCAAACCGTTATTAGATACAATTAGACAATTAAATAGAAACGGTATAGCAGTAGCAGTTGTTCACCACCTCAATAAATCAGGATCTATTCGCGGTAGTAACTCAATCCCTGCTGGTGCCGATGCAGTTTTTGAAGTAAAGCGGGATGATGTAGACACAAAACGCATCCAAATAAAATGTACAAAGCAGAAAGACTTTGACAAGGATGATTGTGCTGATATTTTTTTCAGGATGGAAACAATTTCACTAGAAACTGAACATGATACATCCGTAGTCCTTATGTTGGATGAAAACAGAACAAGAAAGAAAGAAGATGCAATACCTCTTACTCCAAAGTTTAAGGAAGTATTGAAATACATTTATGCAAACCCCGGAGCGAACAAAAACGAAATTATTGAAGGCACATTCATAAGTACTAATACGTGGTTGCGCGCAAGGAAACGACTACTAGAAATGAATTTGATCCAAGAAAAAGTAAGAGGACAATATTACCCTGCTAAAAGATAGAATCAATACCCAAAAAATAGTTCCAAGTACCCAACTAGTACCCATCAAAAATGACGTTTTGGGTACCTAAAATGAGCACTTGATGAGTACTTCGTTTTCTGACAATGGGTATCAGTTGGGTACTAAAACCCTCGATTTTGGGCACTTGTTGGGTACTAATTGGGTACTTAATGGGTACTAGTACCCATCGCGTTGCAGGTATATATATATATACCTGCAACGATGAGTACCAGATTAATAGAGAGATTAGAAGCGAAGCTAGTAATAGAAGATAGGTCAGTTGTTTGCCGATTGGTTAGATAGGAGGCGAAAAGAATGAGCACCTACATTTGTAGTAAATGTGGGAAGCGAGTAGAAGTTTTCGTACCTGTTGTATGGGTGGCCTGCAGTTGCGGGCGGCTTATGAATAAGCAGGAGCAGGGGGAATTGAAACTAGCTTAGGGAGAGATGAGACATGATAGAAATCGAGGTGCCGGGAGTCCCCCCAAGCCTTAATATGATGCGCAATATGCACTATCACGAATGGAATAGAGAGAAACAATTATGGGCCAACATAATAGCTTTAAAGGCTCCTAGGAGGCCCAATAAACCCTTCGAAAAGGCCGTCGTTACCCTTACCTATCACTTCAAGGATCGGCGGCGTAGAGACCCAGATAATTATTCCGGTAAGTTTCTACTAGATCCGTTGGTGGACTTAGGATTTTTGGTTGATGACTCTTTTGATCATGTTGAACTCCGCCACCGAAAGGGCGGAGTGGACAAACATAATCCTCGAACGATCATAAGAATTNAGGAGGCGAAAAGATGAGAGAATTGCTTGAATCTAAGATTGGCTTAACAACTGAAGAATGGGAGTTGGTATTAAATTCTTTAGAACTATTTGTATCGGTAAATTACCATTTTGGAAAAACCGACGAAGCCAAAAGGGCCCGGGATTTAAAAAGTCATATCCACTTCCGACTATTGGAAGAGTCAGAGGAATATAGAGAGAAAAAAGAAAAAGAATGTGACAATGAACCAATACCAATAGATGAAGATGATCTCCCTTTCTAGCATTGAGTGGCAAGTGCCCTTAAAACAAAAAATTTGACCCCTAGGATCAATCCTAATTCGATTCTAGGGGTTAATCTACCAGAATCATTGGAGGTGTGGTAGATGGGAGCTGTAGTGCAAGAACTGCAAGAATCACCTAAGGTGTATAAAAAGCCAGCGTATCGTAAAAGGGTAGAAAAGATTCTTAGAGAATATCCCATCCTTAAGAAGTCTTTAGAGATAGAGGAACAGCTTGAGCGTGAGGGGCTAGGTGATATGTACCCGTCCCTTACTTCAGTGTATGGAGAAGGGATAGGTGGATACAGTGAGTATAGATCTGATACAGAGAGATACGGGATTTTAAGGGCTGCAAAGAAAAGCCGCATCCAAGCAGTTGAGAGAGGTCTGCAAGCACTAAATCTAGATGAACGCTATTTGATTGAAGAAAGATACTTAAATGTTAAGCGCCATCTTGTTACTGACATAACAATATATGAAGACCTAGGCTGGAGTCGCCGCCAGTATTACAGAGTTAAAGAGCAAGCTCTGAAGAAACTAGCAACTGTCCTTAATTTAGTTTAATTTGGCACTTTCTTGGCACTTTCTTGGCACTATTATGGCACCATTTGGACAGATAATAGTGCTATTATAGTAGTAACCGTACGAGCCCTTTCCTACGGTCGGGTTAATCACCAATCACTTTAAACTCACGATGACGGGAAAATAGATCGGGATATATAGTGAAAAAGTTAACCGGAGGAGGTGAATTCCTCCAATTCATCGCTTCCCGATCTATTCCAAATCCACCCAAAGACAGGCGCAAGGGTTACTCATTTTCGGTCGAAATTCTTTTGCCTAGTGCGCCTGTCTTGTCTTTTAGAGGGAAATGTCTCCTTTCGTCGAATATTTAGACGGGAGGGATGAAGATGGATAAGGAAACGAAGGTTTTACTAGGGAAATTGCTAGGCGAAATTTATAGGATTCAAAAAAGAATGCCGGATTTAGATTGTGGGGCTTCTGATGATAAAATTTATGGTTTATTGAATGGGTTTGAATCCGAAATTGATGATGAAATAAAGAGTATTGGCTTTGTCTCAAAAGATGATGTAGCAAAAGTCGCTAGTGTACTTGATGAGTACCATCATAACCCGGAAAAGCTAGAGCAGCTTACAGGATTTTATGACATAGAAAGAAAGCTTGAAAGACTAGGCATTAATAGAGCAAAAGCAAAAACTATATTAACGTGGTTCAATGCTGGCGATCGTTATACAAATGTTATCCAGAAAATGAATAGCACTAATTCACCTGTTGAATGCAAGACATTTGAAGTTAGTGAATGGTATAAATAAGCACCTACGGGTGCTTTTTCTATTGGGAGGGGAGGTAAATGAGTGACGACGGCCGGAAAGCTTTACTTGGAATCGGATTTGTAGCAGGCTTGGTATTTTTGTCTGGGGTTTTTGCAGGTGCGGTACTTGGTGGTATCGGTGCTGCGGCTGCTATGTGGTAGTAAGGAGGCAGGTGCTATGTAAATGATGAAGAAAAAGTTGACACCGAAGCAGCAAGCATTTTGTGATTTTTACATTGAGACTGGGAACGCCACGGAGAGTTATATAAAAGCTGGATACAAAACAAAAGGGAGCGGGGCACGTGTTAATGCCAGCAAACTACTAACAAATGCTAACATTAAATCTTACATTGCTGAACGAATGGCCGAAAAGGAAAAGGAGCGTATAGCATCTCAAGACGAGGTGCTGGAGTTCTTAACCAAGGTCATGCGTGGTGAAGTTACGGAAGAAACGCCCATAGTAATGAAAGATAAATGGATAATGGCTGAAAAGGAGCCTAATATTAGAGAACGTGTTAAAGCAGCAGAACAGTTAGGTAAGAGATATGCACTATGGACTGACAAACAAGAAGTAGAAGTAATAACACCAATCTTTATAGAGGATGTTCCAAATGAAGACTAGTATTTATAAGTTAATCGGTGGTGGCTATAATCGATTCTGGCACAATCGGAACTTCTACCGAGTTGTTAAGGGTTCGCGTGGTTCCAAAAAGTCCAAGACAACAGCTATATGGTTCATATACCATATGATGAAATATAAATGGGCGAATACTCTTGTAATCAGGCGCTTCTCAAATACACTCAAGCAATCAGCCTATACGGATTTAAAGTGGGCGATCAATAGACTGGGTGTGGCTCATCTTTGGAAGACGAATGAGAGCCTACCGGAGCTCACATATACCCCGACAGGTCAAAAGGTCCTATTTCGCGGGTTGGATGACCCGCTGAAGATCACATCTATAACGGTCGAGATCGGCATGCTGTCCTGGGTGTGGTTTGAAGAAGCATATGAGATTGAGTCAGAGGATAAATTTAGGACCGTTGTTGAGTCCGTCAGAGGGTCATATGATGACCCAGAATTTTTTAAGCAGGTGACAATAACATTTAACCCGTGGAGCGAGCGGCATTGGCTCAAACGGGTATTTTTTGATGAGAAAACCCGGGAAGATGATACATTCGCTATTACAACTACTTACCGCTGTAATGAATGGCTGGATGACTCCGATAGGCGACGATTTGAGTCGCTTTGGAAGACTAACCCCCGGCGGGCTAGGATCGTTTGCGATGGTGAATGGGGAGTTGCTGAAGGTCTAGTATTCGATAATTTTGATGTTAGAGAATTTGACATTGAAGAGACAATCAACCGAGTCCAAAACACTGGCTTCGGTCTTGATTTCGGGTATACTCATGATCCTACTGCTTTTGTTGCCTTTGCGATCGACCAGAAGGCAAAGGAGATATATGTATTTGATGAACTTTACGAAAAAGGGTTAAGTAATCAGAAGATATATGACCGATTGGTAGAAAAGGGCTACCAGCGCAGCCAGATTATCGCGGATAGTGCCGAACCTAAGAGCATTGATGAGTTGAAGCGACTAGGATTGCGAATTAAAGGCGCTGCAAAGGGCCGGGATAGTGTGATGCATGGAATCCAGTTCATCCAGAATTATCGAATTATCATTCACCCTCGATGTGTTCATTTCATCGAGGAAATCAACAATTACACCTACGATAAGGATAGAGAGGGGAACACACTTAACAAGCCGATTGATGAGTTCAACCACTTGATGGATGCTTTACGATATGGATGTGAAAAGTACGCGAACCATGAGACAGTTCAGATCTTTGTGTAAGGGGGTGAATATGTGAAATTTGGATGGATAAAAGATATTGCTCGAAATTCAGCGGTGCCGATCACAGAGGCGTTTTGGATGATTGGGAGTGGGCGAACAAGCCCAAGCCCGACAGCTATGATGAAACAATCACTATTTAATTCGATCGCTTCAGCATGCATCTATATGATATCCACGTCTATGAGTGAAGCGCCGTTAAAGGTTTATAGGAGAACAAAGAAGGGTGACATAGAGCTGGAGGATCATTGGTTAGCTCAGTTGTTGCGGCGACCCAATGCCTTTCTTTCTTCGTTTGAGATATGGGAGCTCACAGGTGTCTATATTAATACTGCTGGCGCTGCATATTTTGAGCTAGTGAGGACGCATGACAACCCAACTGCTCCGGTGGTGGAAATGTACCCTCTTAGACCGGATAAAATTGATGCAGTGGTAGATCCCAAGCAGTTTATAACCGCATATAAATATAGGCCAGACAATGCTGGAGAGGTAACATATCAGCCGTGGCAGATCCTTCGCATTCCATATCTAGACCCATTCAACCTAGCAGATGAGATCTCCCCCGCTTCAAGAGCGGCGAAGGAAATCAATATAGATTACACGGCTACCGAGTTCACTAGTAAATTCCTATCTAACTATGGTGTTCCTCCATTGATCATTAGCACTGATCAGGAGTTGTTGCCGGATCAGGCAGACGACATTGAGGAGAGATGGTGGCAAAAGTTCAATCCCTTAAGGGGAATGCTCGGAAGAACAGCCGTACTAGGGAAGGGTAGTAAACCTGTCCAATTGGGTCATAGTTTTAAAGATATGGAGTTCGAATCATTACGAAACTTTGTGGAAACTAGAATTTGTGGTGCTTTTGGGGTTGACCCGGTTTTACTTCCTTCTTGGACTGGGATTAAGTATGGTGGTAAGTATTCCAACTATAGTGAAGCTAGAAAGCACTTATGGGATGAAACTATCATCCCTTTATTGCGACGGATTGAAAGCAAGATCAACGCTCAGTTGCTTTCTCACGAGATAGACATATACTGCAAGTTTGATCTTTCACAGGTTCAAGCACTTCAGGAAAACGAAAATGAGAAGGCCAAGAGGATTGTAGCTCTTTTTGAGGCTGGAGTAATAAGTAAAAATGAAGCTCGTGAAGCAGCTGGATATGATGCGCTTCCTGATGGGGATCAATTTGAGGGAGATAATGTGGGGCAGGTTACAGAGACAGAAGATAAATCCTCAATTAGCCGAATCGAACAACTAGCCCCAGATGATAAGAAGAAATATGCTCAGCGCATTCTCAAGATGCAGGAAGCATTGATTATTGATTGTCAAAGGGATTTTAGTGATTTCTTTTTAAATAAGAAAAGCGAATTGGCAGGGGCAATCCAACAGAATGTCCTAACCGAAGAAGAATTGGAAAATACCGAAAGAGAATTAAATGAGATCATAGCAGGATGGGATGAGGAGTTAACCGAGATTGCTAGAAGGAATATCCTGCTTGCCGTCACAGTAGGCGGCGAAGTAGCGGCTGACCTTATTGGTTCTACCTTTGATGGATATCATCCTGAAATAACAACATATATTGAAAGCTATACGAGTAAATTCATTCAGGGACTAGCAGAGACAACCCGGAAGGACTTCCGAAATCTCTTGATCAAGGCGCAAACAGAAGGGTGGTCAGTGCCGAGGCTCAGGGATAAGATCCGGGAACTCATGAATAATTACAGCCGGAGCCGCGCGGAGATGATAGCCCGCACGGAGATGATTCGTGCGTCCAATGCGGGGGCAAAGATATCATACCGCCAAGCAGGGGTAAAAGAGCTTGAATGGCTGTATACCAGTGATCGGCGGACTTGTCCCTATTGTCGGGCTATGAATGGCAGGATAGTAAGAATAGAAAAGCCGTTCGCAGAAAAGGGAGATACAGTGACTGGAAAAGATGAGGAAGGCAACGAGGTGCATTATAAGGTCACCTATGAGTCAGTTCAATACCCGCCTCTACATCCTCGATGTCGATGCACTGTTATCCCCGTGATTAGATAGATAAATGCGATGCGGTGCCCGTTTTGGGGCTTGAAATTGCCGCAGTTGGAATGATGGAGGTGAGAATATGCAATTCAAATCAACTAATGAATTGGTTTATGGTGGGGTAATGGATGTCGAAATCAATGCTCCCAGCGATGAGGAAGGGATTATCTATGGCTATGCGTCTTGGTATGGAAACCTTGACCGCAATGGCAATATCATTCAAAGGGGCGCGCTTAAAGGTAAGAAGCTGAAGGTACCATTGTTGTGGAATCACGATGATGGTGATGTAGTCGGATCTGCTGAAGTGACGGAAGATGAAAAGGGAATGAGGTATAGGGCTAAGTTAGCAATTGATAGCCGATCACAAACACTTCGAGAACGGGCTGAATATGTCTATGCTCTTGTGAAAGAGGGTCATGTAAGCGGCAACTCGATTGGCTTTATTCCGACCAAGTACGAATACCGCAAGAAGAAACACGAAGGTGAAGAGTTGATTTACCGCCATATCGAGACGCTGGATCTAGTGGAGGTTACGATCTGTCCGATTCAAGCCAACCCGCGGGCACGAGTTGAGAAACATTCATTCAATCAAAATGAGGTGCTGAATCTTATTCGGCCCTTGCAAGAGGAAATGGAAGTTCTGAAAAGACAGGTGGAAGAATTGAAAGGACATCGAAATAACAACCATATTACAGCCGATCTGGAGGCAACAATTCGCCGACGGATGCGGCTATTTTAATGCGATGAAAGGGGTAAACACAATGACAATGTGTAAAAATGAAGGGAAAGAATTGATCAAGCTTAGTACTAGCGAATTAAAGCAGTGTGGCTGTGATCAATGCATGACCGTCCACGAAGAGAAACGGATAGAGTTTTTAGAAGCCTACTATGAGAAAAACGAGCGCGATAAGATGGCGGTTGAAAAAGGGAAAGCACTGGCTAATCAGTTTAAAAAAGCCGTTCAGGAAGAAGAGAAAGCCATAGAAGATCGAGCTATTGAAATTTTCCGCGAGGAACTAAGTAGGGATGGGATTGATTTGAATCGTATTCATGGATTGCGGACAGTCGTGCAGAAAATGAATTTTGATATTTCACCCCGTCGATCTGGAAAGCGAGTCTATACAAATAGTAAGTATGGACGGCAGGAGCTGGAGCCAGAGACCTTAAGTTTTCTTGAGTGGGCAGCCACAGGAGTAAGAAACATTGACACGCTAGCATGGGAAGGTGATGATGGCGCTTCTGGGTCAATTGTAGTACCGGAGGAACTTTTAAACCGCATTGTTGAACTTCGTGATCGCGGCTCTATCATGCGACAGGCTGGAGCGCAAATTATACCTATGTCGTCTGATACCATGCGGGTACCAGTCGAGACATCAATTGGATCAGCAGAGATTCAAACACAGCAGGGGACAGAAGCTACAGGAGTACCTCCAGAAATAACACAAGTTAAATTGGAACCGCTAAGCTGGTTTCACGAAGTAGCGCCATCTACACAATTACTGCGAGATAATGCGGTTAACTTAGCGGAATACTTCGTGCGAGTGTTCAGCCGGAGCATGATTAAACTTGAGAACCAGATGTTTATTGGCGGGAATGGAACAAATCAGCCTGAAGGCATTGATCAAGCTACCATCCCGACAGTTGCTCCTGTGGATGGGGATCCCGAAAAGTCAATCCTTCAACTTTTCTATGCATTGGATGCAGAGTATCGCGAAAACGCTGCATGGTTCTTCCATGGGGAGTTCCTTGCGCAAGTCGCTCAAGCACTTAGCGACAAATGGTTCCAGACCTTTGCTGATGGGCAGCCTTCTCGCTTGTTAGGTCGTCCCGTTTTTGAAACAACTCATATTAGCGATCCGAATACATTCTATTTTGGAGATCCATATTATTACTTTATCGGGGAGCGCGATCGGCTAATCGTGTCGCGTTCCGAGCATGCTTATTGGGCGCAGAACCGTGTGGCATTCAAAGCAGAACAGCGCGTGGATGGCCGTCTTGGGTCTGCTGTTGGTTGGCGAAAGATGACATACTCAGGCGGTGGAGTAGAAGGTTAAGAGGTAAGAGGGAGGGGTTAATCCCCTCCTTTTATGTTGGAGGTGGTGGGAGATGAAATATAAGGTGCTTGCTCCTATTTTGCCGGGAATTGGTTCAAAAGTAATAGAAGCAGGGGAAATTGTGACAGGCGAGCAGGTGCCAGAAGCAGCGCACTTTGTCAGTATCGGCGCCATTGAGCCATTGGAAGTAAAGAAGCAAGAAGTAGAACAAAAGAAGGTTGAGACGGAAAAAACGAAGCGGCGAACAGCTAGGAAGAAATCAGGTGAAAAGTAAATGGGCTTAGTAACCAATGAAGAAGTAGAAAAGTACCTAGGGAAAGAGGGAGATTTCTCCGCTGAAATAGAACAGGTATCAGCTATCATAAGGAGTATCCTCCAGAATCCGGTGATAAGAGAAGAATTCACCGAGCATTGCGATGGGGGATACAGAACTTTGATAGTGGAGCATTTTCCGATCTTAAAAGATTCAGTTGTAATTCAAGATGCGAATACTGGGGAGGTAGTGAACCCTTCCCAGTATTTCATTAGAGGAGGTCGGAGTAGACAGATTATTTCCCGTTCTGGGATCTGGGGCCTTGGTATGGGGCGGTGGGAGATAACCTATCAGGCTGGTTTAGCTGCCACGACAGAAGAAGTACCCGCTGACATTAAAACAGCAGCGCTTTTGCTTGTTAAGGAGCTGGTTACTGGCGGTTCTAGTGGTGGTATTGGTGATGGTGAACTCAAGAAGGAAACCATAGGTGATTATTCCTATGAAAAATTTTCGATGGCTGAAACAGTTTCCTTTTCCTCTATGGTAATGAGCAAGGTTGATGCTCTCTTGTCGAAATATAAGAAGGTGAATATATGAGTTTAGAAAAGCTCATGAACCAAACGTTCCAAGTATTCCGCCTTACAAAGATGCCGGATGGAGCAGGAGGAAACAAAAAGGAATGGGTCTACAGTCATGATGTGGAGGGACGGTTGCGTCCAACAATCAGAGTGGCTGAGCAGCTTAGAGCAGATCAAAGTGGAGCCTCCATAAGCCACATTTTTTATTGCTTGCCTGATACGGACATTAAGCGGAATGACAAGTTGACTGATGGAGTAAGAGAGTTCCAGATTATAGCAGTACGTATACCATCAAAGCCAACACATTATGAATGTGACGCTATAGAGTTCCACCAAGAGGAGGGATAGAATGAGGATTCGCATTAGTGCTGATGCCTCCCGGGCTATCTCTCAGGTTAGGAGATATCAGATTAGCAGGATTCAAGAAGTCAAAGATGCAGTAAATCAAACAGGGCTGGCTGTAACACGAAAAGCCAAGCAGAGAGCACCGGTTGACACAGGGAGGCTTCGCGCTTCTATTCAAATACAAATATACCCAAATGGGCTGACTGCAGATGTGGGAACTAATGTCGAATATGCGCCTTATGTTGAGTTTGGTACTAGCAAAATGAGAGCGCAACCCTTTCTATTCCCTTCATGGATGGAAGAAAGACCAGCATTTGAGGCTAGAATACGCGGTATCCTTCGAGGTGCGCCATGAGGGGGGCTAGGATATCTTCGCTTTCTCCATTGCAAGTGGCGATCTACGAGAGGTTAACCAAAGACCAAGCCCTTATGGATCGGATCACTGGAGTGTTTGATGATGTAGGTGAGAAACAGCCTTTCCCGTATATTACATTCGGCGAAACAACAGTAATCGATTGGAGCACTAAAACACAATATGGAGAGGAAGTCAGTTCTGAACTCCATATATGGTCAGAACATGGCGGAAAAAAAGAAGCGATGGAGATTATGTCGCTGGTTGTAAGGTCTATTTCCCTTGAACCCATTCGATTTGATCGGTTCATTGTTTTGTTCAGTCGGATGGATTTTATGCATGTTTTCGATGATCCCGATCCCAATATCAAGCATGGGGTCATCCGGTTTGTATCTAGAATCTTTCAAGAGGTGGTATAAATGGCCTTTGGAGTTGATTTTTTAATATACATGCAGACCGCCACCGGTGAGTATACAAAGATTGCGGGACAGCGTGGAGGGACTTTTACTCGAGAGCGCGAAACAATCGACGCATCAAGCAAAGATAATTATGGATGGCAGGACAACGAATACGGCATGGCTTCGTGGTCAATAGAAGGTGATGGTGTCCTTGTTGAAGATGATGAAGCCTATCTAGCTCTCGAAGAAGCGTTCCATAATAGAACAGATTTACTGGTTAGATTTCAGACAGCTTCAGGGGTTCAATATGAAGGAAAGGCAATTGTAACCGACCTTTCCATTGATGCGCCCCACGATGATCTTGCTACCTACTCTTTGACTCTTCAAGGTCGGGGAGCTTATGAAAAGATTAATGGAAATGGAGGAGGCGTTGAGGGATGAGAATGAAGGCGATTGCTCAGGGTGCGATCCCAAAAAACAGATTATTAGTATTAGAAGGAACTAACGGAGATGGAAGCAAGGCGGTCATTCGTCTTGCGAATGCGGGAGAAAACGCCCATTTTATTTCAAAGCAAGATATTGAAGACGGGCAAGAGGTAACGATAACAATCAAAGGGAATCCCATATGGGCTGCTGAAGCAGGCGGAGAAATTTCAGTTGGGGATATTGTGGCTGTCTCAGATGATGGGAAAGTTGTAGCAGATAATGACGGCAGTGGATATGCAGTTGAAGCCGCAGAAGAAGGAGACTTAGTTCATTTTGTCAGGGGAGGAGTTCCCGGCCCGCAAGGGCCACAAGGGCCACAGGGGCCAAAAGGTGATAAGGGTGATAAAGGAGATCCGGGTGAGCCAGGTTTCCCGACGGAAGCGCAATGGAATGATTTAGTGGCGCGCGTAACTGCATTGGAAGAAGCATTGCAAAATGGAGGCTAAATATGAAACGGTATGTAGAAGTAGAGTTGGGCGGAAGTATTAGAAGACTAAGATTTGATTTTAACGCGATAATTGATTTAGAGGAGTACTTTGGAAAAGGAATCGGTGCAATCATGTCAGAGGAACAAGTAGGCTTTAGAGTCATGAGGGCTCTATATTGGGCAGGGTTAAAGTCTTATAATCGGAGAGTGAATATAGAACAAGTAGGGATATGGCTGCAAGAAGAAATTGAAAACGGGAAAGCACTGGACGAGTTATTTGAGCCAGTGACAAAAGCCCTGCAAGCCTCAGGCCTCTTGGGGGAGACCGATGATATAGAGGAAGTCAAAGAAAAAAACTAGATTCGGGCTTGGATTGGGAGGAAATGCAGAAGATTGGCTATGGTGCTCTCAATCTCAAGCCTGATGAATTTTGGGATTTAACTTTTGCAGAATTTAATTTGATGGTAGAAGGATACAAGTGGCGAGAAGAGCGGGAGTGGGAAAGAACTGCTCAGCTTGCCGCTTGGCTCCTATCCCCCCATACTAAAAAGAAGATTACAGCTGATAAACTGCTTGGAAAAGACAAGAGGAAGCATAAGAGAAAAAGAGTATCCCCAAAAGAGAAAGCCAAAATCATGGAAGGACTAGAAAAAGATCTAGGGCTGGGTTAATATCTGGCCCTTTTGCTGTATAAGGAAGGGAGGTGGTGGTTTGGCCACCATAGCCAGTTTAGTTGTTCGCATAGGCGCAGATATATCCAACTTTGAGCAGAACATGACCCAAATGCAACGGTCTATGCGGACTGTAGGAGATAAACTAACCAGTGTTGGCAGGACGATGACCGCTAGTGTGACGGCACCACTAGCGGGTCTTGGGATTGCCGCTGTAGTCACTGGTGCCAAGTTCGATGAACAAATGAGCAAGGTAAAGGCGATCACCGGAGCTACCGGGAAAGAGTTTGATGCACTACGAGAACAAGCGATGGAATTAGGGGCAACAACCCAATTTTCTGCAAGCCAAGCAGCGGAGGGGATGGAGTTCCTCGCGAGAGCCGGTTGGAAAACAAAGCAAATCACGGCAGCTATGCCGGGGATGCTAAATCTTGCTGCTGCTGGGGCACTGGATTTGGGAACTGCGGCAGACATCACTTCAAATATAATGACTGGTTTTCAAATCGAAGCAGAAAAAGCCAGTCATGTAGCGGACGTATTGGCATATGCTTCAGCAAATGCGAATACCGATGTTCAAGGACTGGGCTATGCAATGAAGTATCTTGCTCCNGTTGCATCAGACATGGGGTGGTCGATCCACGAGACGACTGCAGCCGTCATGGCTTTGTCAGATGCAGGCATTCAAGGCGAGCAAGCAGGGGCGGCTTTTTCAACCTCAATTCAAAGGCTCACTGATCAAAGTGGGAAGGCGAAAAAAACATTAGATGAATTGGGAGTATCCTTCTTTACTACTGAGGGGAGAATGAAGCCTTTACCAGAGATAATCCGAGAGCTAGAAAAAGCTTTAAAAGATAAAACAGATCAAGAAAGGTCATCAATCCTTACAACCCTTTTTGGTGCAGAAGCATACAAACATTGGTCTACATTACTTAAAAGAGGTTCAAGTGATCTAGAAGAAATGACGATAAACCTCAGAGAATCAGATGGTACCGCAGATAAAATGGCAAAAACGATGAATGACAATCTAATGGGCGCATTCAGAAGCTTGATGAGCGCCATCGAAAACATGGCTATTCAGTTTGCTGATGTGTTTGAGCCGGTGATCCGGCGTGGGGCGGAAATTATAACATCTCTAACCCGCAAGTTTGCAGATATTCCAACCACAGCGAAAGTTGTGATTGGTATTTTTGCAGCTATTGTCGCGGCGATTGGTCCTCTTTTAGTTATTGCAGGGATGCTGATTTCGGCTATTTCAACTGTGGGAGGGGCTCTTGCAGCAGTAGGAGCAGGGCCTATTTTGATAGCCATAGGTGCGATTGCTGCACTCGTGGCAATCGGGGTTGCATTGTGGAAGAACTGGGAAACTATTAGGGCTAAGGCTAAACCTATATTTGAAGGGATTAAACAGGCTATCGCTCCATTAGTAGGGTCTATAAAGGGATCATTTCAGACTCTGATGGACTCGGTAGGGCCGATCTGGGAGAGCTTGAAGAGGGTTTTCGAGAGTCTGAAGCCTGTTTTAATGGATATCGCTATGGTTGTAGGCGGGGCTCTTGTTGTGCAGTTCGGGGTAATGATATCTGTAATTAATGCAGTTATTTCGGCATTGGGGCCCTTAATCAATGCTTTAATAAATGTCGTTGAAGTGGTTGTTAATGTCGTAATGACTATTGTGTCCGTTATGAAGGGGGACTTTGATGTAGCGTGGGAGTATATGAAGAAAGCAGGGCAAGCATTCCTTGATTTCTTCGGGAACTTAGTTGGAGCAATTAAAAACCTTGTTGTTACGCTAGTAGGTTCGATTGTTGACTTTTTCAAAGGATTATACAACACGCTTGTCGGGAACTCAATTATTCCTGACATGGTGAATGCCATTATCAAATGGTTCCAGAACCTTGGCAAAATGGCATTGGACAAGGTTAAGGCCATGGTGAAGTGGGTCATAGGAGCATTTGAGGGGTTATTTCCAGGCACGTCAAAGGTTATGGAAGCAGTCAGAAATGTAATATCGACTGTCTGGGATAAAATACAATCTATTTTCCGTACGGCCGTTTCAATAGTAAAAGCGGTCATTTCCGGAGACTTTTCACAGGTGCAGCGGATCGTGTCCGACATAATGGAAAAGGTACGGTCTAAGGTAAAAAGCATCTGGGATGGAATCAAGAGCTTTCTTAGTGGCGTTAACCTATTCACCATAGGGAAAAACATTATACAAGGACTGCTGGATGGAATTAACAATATGGCAAGTAGGGTATTGAATAGGGCCCAAGAGATAGCAAACGGAGTAAAGAATAAAATCAAAAGCGCTCTAAGGATAGCTAGCCCTTCAAAGGTCATGCTCCAATATGGAGAATGGACAGGCGAGGGATTCGCGATTGGGTTAGAGCGCACCATTGCCGATATTGCTGCTGGAGCAGGATTAATGGCGCAAGCCGCAGTTCCAGATGTTGGTATCCCAAGGACGATAGGGCTTAGACCTTCACCTATGTCTCAAACTGCTACAGGAATGGTAGAGCCGCAGATAGTAGCACCTGAATATGTGGTTGTCCGAATCGGAGCGCATGAAATAGTGAGGGCTATTGCTCCAGAGATGGGACGGGAGCAATACCGAATGGCTAGAGAACGGGGTAGATCAATGGGGAGGGGGAGGATTAAATGATTATCTTTAATGGTTATGATCTAAAAGAATACTTCGATAAGATCCTAGATGTTCGACGGGACATCTTACCTCCCCGATCTATTCAGTTTCTTGAAATACCGGGGCGGGCTGGTTCATATTTTGCTAATGTTCGCGAGGAGTCTAGGATTATTGAAGTAGATGTTTTTATGATTGATCAGTCATTTGAGGCCTTGAGAAGTCGGATTAGGCAGGCGGCAGAAATTTTGGATACCGACCAGCCAGCACCTCTAATAGTTGAAGATGAACCCGATAAAGTATGGATGGGCATTTTAATGGAAGATACAGCACTAGAAGAGGTGATCTACACGGGGCGGACTACGCTCCGTTTTTTCATCCCCGATCCATACGCTGAGGCAATCGAAGAGAAGCAGAAGCTCATAAGTAAAAAGCCTCCTGTATTCGAGCGACAATCCACTGCATGTACCCCTGAGGGCACAGTACTACCCGGCGAACCTCGCTATCTTGAGGGTAAATTCAAACAAGCTATCTTCATCGAGGAAGGGACTACAAACCATCTTCAAAGCCCAGAGAACCCCAACACAGAAGAAGTAGAGGTGGAGCAAGGGACGACCTATACCCTGCAACATGAGATGGGGACAGTGCAGGTAGAGCATAAGCAAGTCGAAGATCTGGAAGGGGGCGAGATGGATCGGGTAACCTTCCGAGATGGAGCGCTAGAGTTAGAAAAGCATGGGGTGGATACCCGGGAAGAACTGTCTCTCATAGGTGGTACCCATGATCAGACAGAATATGATGATGACTCCGTCAAGCTTGGAAAGGAACATGAAGGGGATACCTTGCTAGAAAAGAGTGAGCAAGCCGACGGCTGGGCAGATGGCCAAAACAATGATGTAAAAGTAGAGGATGGACACATAGAGTTAGATAATCTCCCACAATGGGACTTTCATGACGATATGAAAGATTATCTGGGTACTGGTTGGGAACCACGCCTAAACCCACAATTGATCACCCAAACAGCAAACACAGTTAGAATGGATTCCTATATTGGTGAATCTGGGGCAGCGACAGCACTGGTAAAGGAAACCCCGCTAGGGCAAGTTATCCGGACGGTAGACCTGTTATACTGGCTCACAGATCCACCAGGTGCAGGTTATGACCCTACTGCTCCAAATAGAATGAGATTCATATTAGTACTAGATTACATCATGCCGGGGGAGGATAGATATGCTGCATTTTACCCAGTTCTTTTTGAGGAATCAGATATCGAGGGGGCTTTTCCCGGTTATGCATGGGTGCGATGTGTGGTCACTAGACTTCCAACTGCAGGTGATGCAGGGAACATCGATATATACATCAATGGTGAGTATAGTAGATCTCTGCAAGCATCGGGGACGACTCTAACAACTCCACGGCTTCAATTCATCATGGAGAATCAGGATCAGGGGCGTTTCTATCTAGCCGATGTCAAATATTCGACTGAAGTACTGCACCCAACTCAACCATCTTTCCCATTCCCATTGGAAGGGAGCCGCGAATCTCCAGAGTATGATCTTTCTCACCTTGGAGAGTTCCGAGGGGGAAGCGCAACAAATGAATATGAATTAAACCATGATTTACCCGCTAGAGCCGAGCCTTATGAACATAAAGTGGAGTTGGAGACGAATGTATTCAAAAATGGTGCATGGCAGGGGTGGAAGAAGCCAAATGGAGGGCTACCGGATCTTCAAGTGGGGGAGAGGCTAGACGGTGTAAAGGTGAAGCTGAGGAATACTTTGAAGACCTTTGATTATTACTTCTCTCCTTACCTTTTAGGTAGTGGGATCACAGTGGAAGGGTACAGGTCGGACTACTACCAGTCGGGAACTTGGACTACAGAAGTAGATTTATCCTCAGTTGTCAGGGCTAGTAGTGCAATACTAAATTATGAAACCGAAGAGCCAGAAGGAACGCAAGTGATAGCAGAAGTAGCACTCAAAGAAGACACAGTAGGTGATTGGGTAGAGGTTGGAGATGGACAGGTCATTCCGCAGATTGATAAGAATATCGATTTGACTACCACAACCTTGCTAGTGAGATTTACCCTAAAAACAACTGATACCGAGAAGACTCCACGAGTCCTTTCTGCTCAAGTGGATGCCATTTCTGCCTATCATGATGAAGGGATCTGTACTTTCCCATTGATAGACCTTTCTAGTATTGGGGAGGCGACAGGGAGCGAAGTAGAGACAACGGCTATGACTCCCGATGGGACTAATATTATTACCGAGTCTCAGTGGAATGATGGGGATTGGTTACCTGCTATTGATTCTATCCCTCAGATTCATCCAGAGACGAATCTTTCAGGGGTATCCCAGCGGTTGCGGGTCCGGCTTCAGTCAAATACTCAAGGGGACGAGACCCCAAAAGTCAGCGGTTTGTGGTGGAAAATAGGTCAGAAGATAGAAGATGGGCACTGGTTTAACCTTGTCCCTGCCACACCCATATTAGTCCTTACTCCTTCTGGAGTTTACCGCTGGCAATTGGAGAAGAAACCATATCCAACTACTTTCCATCCCGATACTAGGGCGCCGGAAACGCTTTATCTCCCCATTGATCCCGATCTGATAGGAGACGAGGGAACCATATCATTTTGGGCCTATGAAGACGGCAGTGATCGGGAGCGGTATATGATAGATACCGATGGGGGAAGTCGAAACTCTATCTATAGAGTTATCAATGCCTACAAAGTTAGAATCAATAATAATGATGTTTTGGAAATCCCGATTCCGCCCATTGGATTCAATAAAGTTGCAATTCGATGGTATGAGTCAAAGATAGATGCTTTCATAAATGGGGAAATGGTAGGTTCGGAGGAGCTGCCCGAACCTGTTAGTTTTGGTGGTTCTAGCCGTCTATTTATCGGGTGCGAACGTGACGGCATGAATCAAATGAATGAGCGGGTTGATGACCTGCATATTTCCTCTATTGCCCGGTCAGATGAATACCTAGCTAATGTATCGACCCCTGAAGATGTTGATGATGAGACACTCTATCTTTTCAGGTTCGATCATTCCCTTGCCGATGAGTCCACCATGGTGGTAAATGAAGGGACAGCTCCAACCCTCCCATGGTTTGAGGGAATAGTGAAGCAATCCCTGGATCATTTGAAGATCCTCCATAACCAATCAGGCCAATTCCTTTTGTTAAATAGCCGATTTAACACAGGGGATCATATCATTCTGGGCAAGCCTGAAAGCCCGGTAATGGTCAATGGGCAGGATCGAAAAAACATCCTATCGCTTGAGTCGGACTTCTTCGAGTTGGTTAAAGGCGAAAACACCTTTGAAGTAACTGACGGAGTGGATCTTACTATGCACTGGAAAGAGAGGTGGAAGTGATGATCTTTGTATATGACAGATTAGAAAATATGCGGGCTATTATCCAGAACAAGAAAGGATATATCAACTATTCAGAGGCAAGAGTGGAAGAAGAAATCAATGGAAAGATATCACTTGACCTCTCAATTCCTTTTGAGGAAGGAGATACCCACCAAGATTTCCAGTGGATAGACGTTGAAAATACAGTTGTTCTCAAAATGATCGATCAGAACCGGGATGAGGAGTATTTCCGGGAGTTCGTAATCAAGGAGACCGATCTGGACACTGAAAGTCAGATTAAGCGGGTGTACTGTGAGGATTCGGCCATTGCTGAGCTGAATGATGAAAAGATCGAAGAGAAGCGACCCGGGTATGGTTCGGAAGGAACTTCAGCCTATTATGCGCTTGAGGTGGCCTTGGAAGGGTCCCGGTGGCAAGCGGGTCATGTGGATGATCTGGGCGCTTCCCGGGCCCACTTTTTTCATGAATCCCGCATGTCCTGTATCCAGAAGATCCTTGAGGCTTGGGGCGGTGAGGTTCGTTTCCGCGTTGTGGTGTCGGGTAGCCGGATTGTTGGGCGATATGTCGATATCTTTGCCCATCGTGGCAGAGATAGGGGAAAGCGAATAGAGATCGGCAAGGATCTGGTTGCATTGAATCAGCAGATTGACAGCACTGATCTTATAACCGCTATTTGGCCTAGAGGTAAAGGCGAAGAGCTGGAGCAGGAAGAAGGCGAGGAAGAGCGAGACCCCGCATATGGGCGAAGAATCAGTATTGAAGATGTCGAGTGGAAAAAGGAGCTTGGAGATCCGGTCGACAAACCATTAGGTCAGAAGTGGATCGGGGATCCTGAAGCATTAGAGCAGTGGGGAAGAATCGGCTCAGACGGGAAGAAACGGCATAAGATGCGGGATGTCGTTTTTGAGGATATAGAGGATCCTGAAGTGTTGATAGAGGAAGGCTGGAAGCTGCTTCAAGAGCTGAAGAAACCGCGTGTTTCCTTCGATGTCCATATGATTGATCTTGAAAAGCAGTATGGACATGAGGCTGTACGGCTAGGGGATACCGTCCGGGTAATTGTGAATACATTGGAGCCTGCTATTCGCGTTGAAGCACGGGTGGAGCGGATTGTCAGATATCTTGGAGAGCCAGAGAGAACCGAGGTAACCATAGGTAACTTTGAGGATTCCATTATAGATGTGACGAGAAAGATCCAAGAAGAAATCGAAGAGAAGTTTGGACAAGTAGAGCCGATCACTTGGAGAAATTCTATTATTGACTTGCTTAATAACGAGATTATCGCTAGCAATGCCTATATGTACTTCAATACCGATGACGGGATCATTCTGTTTAACCGCCCAAGGGAGCAAAACCCAAATGAAGCCATGCAGATGAAAGCGGCAGGGCTAAGAATAGCTAATAGTAGGCTGCCAAATGGTGAGTTCGATTGGAGAACCGCGATTACAGCCAGTGGGATAAATGCCGACGAAATAACGGCAGGAAAGATGAGGGCTGACCGGATTGGCGCGGGTATCCTCAATATTGGCGGAAAAGACTTTGGCGCGGCGCAGTTGTTCCTTCGTGATAGCGAGGATAATATAGTCGGTCACTTTGATGGAGAAACGCAAAGCTGGGATCATGTGAAGGCAGGGCGAATGAGCGCGCCTAACATCCCCCAGCGAACACTCCCAGAGGACGAGCTGGCCACGAAAAGCCTATATGTCCACCCCTCGCTAGGAAATGATGTTTCAGGCGATGGTTCCCAATCCAAGCCTTTCAGAACTTTGCAAAGGGCAATTGATCAAATACCCGAGGTAAATCATGCTACTTGGGATATTAGGGTCATTGATGCGGCGAATAATCCAATCTCTGAGCATCTGGAGATCCGAGGATACAGAGGGGATGGGATTATCCGGTTCCAAATGGATGGTGTAAAGTTCACCGGATGGATCCGGCTATCGGCGAACCTTCACCGATTCGCTTTCTATGGCGGGCACTACTACCACTCAGGGCAGGGACACCCGCGAACAAAGGAGCATCCAGTAGCCGTTTTCCATGTGATCCGGACAAACATTTTATATATGGAGGGCTGCTACCTTTCTGCGGAGTATTTGGCCGACCATGCCCTTTCTTCAACCTATGGGAGCATAGTGGAGGCATATGATTGTTATTTTCACAGAGGGAACCGTCACGGTGTGCTCGCACATCGCTTTGGGCAGGTGTATATGTCTAATTGTGGCGGACGGAATAACACAGAATGGGGAGCTTTTGCACAAACCGGTGGCGTCCTAGCCATTGGGGGGGATGTGGATGACGGTAGAATCTACTGTCCCGCTGGGAAGGGCGGGTTGGATGGAGCAGATGATTTCTTTTGGGGGAAGACGATTACTTCTGATATAAGAACAGGAAGTAATTACACCGGGAGAAAGATAAGCGGTACCCGGGTTACTATCCCAAACAATCAGATTCTAACCGCTTATGCTACCTCTGTTGCCAGTTGGAGAATGCCGGGTGGAGATGTCGATGATGGTCATGGCTGGGAGATCGGGAAGCTATACCAAGGGGCAGGCTTTTACCCTCATATGGTCACTGAAGAGAGTAACGGTTATGGAGGCAATAATGCAGGATTCACTTGGTTTGGTGATACCAATTTCCGAACCCGCCTAGGTGGTAGAACTATAAAGGATATTCGGGTATGGATTCGCCGAGCATCCCAATTTACTCCTGACTCTCCAAAAGAAATGAAAGTATGGCTCCATAACTATACTCGGCAGGATGAACCTCCTGATTGGGACCCTACTAGTGTTCTCGTGGATGGAATAGAGGTAGGTACTTATTCATGGGGGGAAGAAAAAGCCTTTTCACTCCCTATATCAGCGGGAGATCGGCTTAAGGCAGGGGAAGCCATTGGCCTAGCTTTCTTTCATGAAGATCCCACCCAGGGGCTAGAGATTGTTCCCCGATCTGTAGTAATGGAGGTTGTTTTTGAATGATAATAGTGACAATCGCACTCCATAACGGGGAAGTAATTGGGCAGGTAATTAAAGGGGTGGATAGCACAACCATAAAAGCTATTGGAAATCGGATCATCTGGGCTGATGGCGACATTTGTGCGCCTTTTTTTGTCCTCCCAGCAGATATTGAAGTTAGCCCAGGGATGTCAGTAAAGGATATAAGACAGCATGACATTACTGACAGTCTGAACAACGATAGTCTTTATCTAGATCTTCTAGAGCGAATACAAAAATTAGAGAGAGGAGAAGCGCAATAGGCGCTTTTTTTAATGGAGAGGAGTGGGATAATGCAAGCGCAAAAAGATGGAGTCATCATATCCCAAAAAGAGATATATCAACTTGTGCAGGAAGTAGCCAAAACAGTTAATCGCTTAGAGAATAATTTAGATACTCGACTAGCAGTATTGGATACAAAAGTAGAAAGAGTGGCCCAAGTTGATGAGAAAAGCCAAAAAGCCCTGAGCATTGCAAAAAATGCCCACGAAATAGCACGTGAGACCAAGGGAATTGTCAATAAAATTTTGGTTGGTATATCTTTATCACTTGGTTCTGGCGTTGTGGGCATTCTTATTTTCTATGTACAAAAAGGATTAGGGGAGTGATCATAATGGATATTGAGGTTTATGGGGTTTTTATTGTTCCGCTGATTATAGGATTGGTGGAGGCAGCAAAAAGAGTGGGATTCCCTGATAAGTGGAGCCCACTCTTATCAGTAGTTTTAGGCTTAATTGCTGGGTTGACTATCCTTTTCCCATCTGACCTAGGGCAGGGAGTTATTGTAGGTATAGCATTAGGACTTTCTGCGACAGGACTATATTCAGGAACAAAAAATATCCATGAAGAGGTGAGAAAGTAATGATTAAACTATTCATTGATCCTGGACATGGAGGAAATGACCCAGGAGCTGTCGGGAATGGATTGCGCGAGAAAGATTTAACCTTAGCAATTGCATTAGAGGCCCGCAGGGTTTTACTTACTGAATATGAAGGCATCCAGGTAAAAATGAGCAGGGAAAAAGATCAAACAGTTTCCCTTAAGGCCCGTACAGACGCGGCAAACGCTTGGAACGCAACTTTCTATCTATCAATTCATATCAATGCTGGTGGTGGGACAGGGTTTGAATCTTATCGATGGGTCCAGAAGGGATCTGCTACTACAATGAATGCCCAAAAGCATGTACACTCAGAGGTTCAAAAGGCTATGGGATTAAGAGACCGTGGGCAGAAGTGGGCGAACTTCCATGTGCTTCGGGAGTCAAAAATGCCTGCGATCCTTACCGAGTGCGGTTTTATCGATAATAAGACAGATGCAGCTAAATTGAAGGATGCAGCATTTATAAAGAAACTCGGCCGCGCTCATGCGGTCGGCATTGCAAAAGCCTTTGGGCTAAAGAAAAAGGCTTCGCAACCCAAATCAGAACCGGGCCGAACAAAAGCGAAGTATAGAGTTGTCGCAGGATCATATGCAGAGAAAAAGAACGCCGAAGCACAGGTAAAGAAATTGAAGGATAAGGGCTTTGATGCGTTCATTTTGCCAATATAGGAAATAAAAAAAGCCGGGCGATTATGCCCGGCTTTTTTCTTTAAACTTTATTTTATTTTTGTCAGTATATTCTCATTCCATGTAGCCATCTCAGCGGCTACATGTCGAATCTGCGCCGTCCCATATCGCACGGAATATCCGCGACCAGGATCGAAATGATCCGCCCAGGCGAGCACCCGACCCTCCTGCGCTAATTTTTTCGCGGTTTGTATTTTCGCCGCTCCGGAAAGGTCGGAGCGGTATTCGGTAAGTAGCGACCCAATTTCGCGTGGGGTTGCATAGCGGATAACCCCCTCGCGAAGTGCTTCGGAAAGTACTTTATTCATGGGTAACCTCCTTGATGGATACTGACTCGATCCCGTGGCCGAGATCCTTCAAGATTTCGGCCACAGCTGCTTTCGCCTGTCCGATGGTAGCAAAACAACCACCATCCCCTAAGTAGTAATCATCGGTCCCGTTATAAATATAAGTTACTTTGTAATACATCATTTATACCTCCCCTTTTTGTATTCGCGGCTTCGACCGCTTCCCCGATCCCCATCGTAATGGAGACCCGAGAAGGGGCCGGAGCCCCTAGACTATTTCAGTGTTTCTCGCACGGCTTCAACAGCGGCCGCAAGATCCGCCGCCCTCGGGGACTTCCAGCGATTCCAGGGTGACCCCCGGCTTCTGGCCCCCACAGCTTCTGAACTATGGCACGGGCATCGAACTGCTTATTTCGGTGGGCCTAGTTCCTTTATCCGGCTGTAAGAAACCAAATATTCGTTGTGGGCTTTTTTAAGAGCCTCCATTTTTTTATTATCGCTGGATACTAGGAGCGCATCGGAATGCTCCATCATTTCCAACAGAGCATCGGACATTCGGAAATGATGCTCCCCGAACCGTGAGGGTGGCATATCCCTCTCATCCAAGAGGTAACGCGTCCCCTTTGAGATGGCTTCAAGGGGCGTATAATCCCCTTGGTTAACCTTTTGTTCGATTTCATCCCAATCAGAAGGGATGAAATCAGCTAACTCTTTCAATCGGGCCTTGTATTTGGCCTCTAGGTCTTTTTGTTGCTCGTAGGCGTATGCTTCATACGCCTGTTCATATTCACCATATGTTTTGGGGGCGCATCCCCCGACAACTACTGAAGCAGTAACTGTGATGGAGGCGACTACACCTATTGTCTTTTTCATCTTCATCGATCTCTCCTTGCGAGTTTATATTTTATATGGGCAATATTCCGCCCTTTCGAGATCCCCGAACCATTCGGAAACCTTGAAAGAGCGCCGGGCNCGGGGCCCGGAATCCCTCACATTCTCCATTCCTGCCCACAGTCATCGCAAGCACCTATTTTTCTATGAGGCCCCATGAGTATTCGCAGGGCCTCTATGAGATCTTTTTCACTCATCTGGCCCATCCTTCCAGTTGAGGATGGACTCTCCTTGTGTTACTCGGGTGTAAAGGCCACTGTCTTCTTCTTTAAATACACCAGAAGAAGAGGACTCTTCCTCTGGGTAAAACTGACCCCTGAGTACCTCCCAACCCTCAGGCACTTCTGAGCCGGCATTCCTTAGGAAATAATGCCCACTGTCAGGGTCTCCGACCAAAACTTTCTCTTCTGGTACTTCTAGCTGCCAAGCCTCCTCTGGCATCTCGGCAGCTTCAAAGCCTGCCCGGTGAAATTCTATCGCTTCCTCCCGGGTATCGAAATATTCCACTCGATCCAGTGATAATTCCGCATCGTCCCAAGCGGCATACCTGCCGTCTGGGAGGCGGGTGATATACCAGGCGATGTCTCCTTCAACCACTACAACTTCCGAGGCGTCCTCCACCAAAACAGACTCAGAAGCAAAGCCTAACATCTTCGCGAATTCGTCCATAGTCATAACATCTCCCTCCAGCTTTTCTCGTAGGGCTTCGATGGCCTCCCCTATGAGGAGGTTGCGGCTATAAGCCGGGTCTTCCTTCTTCCGCTCTTCTACAACCCGAGTGATCCATTTCAGATCCTCGGGTTCGAAGTCGATACTCCTTCGAATCTTCGCTGTCATCACTCTACCTCCTTCACGATTGAGATTGGCTGGCCAACGAGATTCTTTTTCTTCGCCAGCCATTCGGGGATGAGGATGACATCCCCGTCCCATTGGATCTGGGACTTAGGGAGCCAGTCTGTGCTGGTTCCCGATTCTACTTCGTCGTAGTGCGGGTTGCGGCATTCCCATTCAACCCGCACCTGGATGGCTTTTTCAGTCTCCCGGATAATTTCCGTCCGGGTGACCATATCCTTCTGGACTTTGTACCACTCCGGGGACTTCAGAGTGGTGAACTCTGCTTCGCCGAGTGTAACCCGGCGGAAGCGTTCGAATGTAATATTCGTGAGGTGGGGGGAGCCGCACTCTTCGAGCTTCTCCCAGAATCCGTCCCATTTCTCTCCCCAACCGGGGAGGACTGTACCGACTGTGAGTTCCTTCTTTTCTTCTTTCCATTCTTTCCATGCTAGGCGGAGGCCGAGGGCCAATCGAGCATGGTAGTGTCCTTCCATCTGTCGCGCAATCTCATGCGCCTTTTTCATTATCTCTCGCTTGGTCATCTCGGCATCCTCCTTTTGTTTTTGTCCCGCTTGCTTGACTTTATAATACCACCATGCAATGATGGATGCAACCCCTTTAAAAGATTGTTCACAAAGTGTTCACATTTAACTATTGAAACAGGTATTTTACGAAATACATAACATGATACAATCATACATAAAGTGAGGGAAACAAAATATAAGGGAGAGGTTCAAATGAAAACAATGATTCCTCATTCGGAAGAAAGGAAACGAACACTTTTGGACTGGGTGATTCTCGGGGTGGTGGTGGCCATTGCCCTGGTGGTCATCGCTCTATCCTTCACCAATACCGCCAAGCTAGCGCGGGAGTTGGGTCTGAATGAGTACCTGACAGCAGGCCTGGTGGAAATATTGTTCGCGTCACTTCTATTTATAAGAGGACGGCAAAGAGCCAACAGGCGGAATGTACCAGAGTTCCTCACCATTGGGTACTTCACCAGTTTGGGCTTCGTTACTGGCGTAAACATGTATGGGTTGTACCAGGAAAATACCATCGTAGGGCCAATCGTCGGCGGCGCGATCTCTGCCGCCATGTGGCTCATGGAAAGTGTTTTGGTGTGGCTTTGGGTGGACAGCCACCGACCCCACCAGAAAAAGATGAAAGAGTTAAAACGGGAAGCGAAGCAACAAATTGAAGAAATAAAGTTGAAACAGCAACTAGAGTGGATGCTTTGGGAAGCCCAGAAACCTAGTTTGGATCTAATCAAAAAGGCACGGAAAGCAGAGGAAGAAAGGAAGAAAGCCACCAAGGATGGAATACCAATTTACTTCCTTTTCACTAGGGGTGCGGGTACCAGTGATATCGACACCAATGCCACCAAGAATATTGGTGAAGTTATCACCAACACCAGGGGCACCGAAGATGGTGGCACCAGGGACAATAATACCACCAGTGGAGTTGGTGAAGTTCGCAGAAACACCAACCCTACCAAGTCCACCAGGGAAGCTGGTGATACTGGTACCAGCACTGTCAAAGTCACCAGTATCAAAAGTGCCACCAGAAAGAGAAACACCACCAGTACCACCAAGCGGAAAAACACCACCAGGAAGATTAACCCAAACATGATCAGACACCTGCGTCTGGTGGTGGACAAAAAAGATGATGAGCTGGCGGAGATCAAAAAGGTGGCATTGGAAATCGCTGAGCGAGATGGGCAACTACCAGGACGACCACAGCTTATGGCTGAAGCAAATTGTATTGAGAACCGCGCCCGTCGAGCATTGAAAGAGCTTAAAGAACAATTGGAGCGAGAAGAACAAGAAGAAGAAACGGAGGCAATTTAAATGACAGGACAAATAAAAGCCACGTAAAAAGCGTGGCTTCATTTTTTCCATGTATAATAGCATAGC